TCCATCATTTTCTTTTTAAAGTATCTCACCGCTCGCTTAATTTCTAATTCTAAAAACGAAACAAGAGATTGAATATCTTCGTTGAAGAATTGTTGTCTTACGCGTTCCAGCCTCTCATCAGAATCTCCAGCAAAGAAGATAATCATGTTTTTCTTATTAATTGAAGTAACTCTTCACGAGCAGTCAAGTTCTCTAGAAATACTCCTCTCATACTTGATGTTATCATGATAGAGTTCTGTTTAGAAACCCCTCTCATGCGCATACAAAGATGAGTTGCTTCAATGATACAAGCTGCTCCTTTAGGCTGAAGATATGTCATCAAAGTATCAGTGATTTGTTGACCTATCCTCTCTTGTATCTGTAACCTACGAGAAAATATATCAACCAATCGTGCAAGTTTTGAGATTCCAATCACCTTTTTATCAGGTAAGTAAGCCACATGAGCTTTCCCAAAAAAAGGCATCAGATGGTGTTCACACATTGAGTAGATCTCACAATCCTTCAAGAGAACAATCTGGTCATATCCTTCTGCCTCGAAAGTGGTAAATATATCTTTCGGATCCTGTAGATATCCTCTGTAAAGTTCATTCCATGTATCAACTACCCTTTCTGGAGTTCTCAAGAGACCTTCTCTTGTAGGATCCTCTCCAATATACTCAAGTTGAGAAATGATACTTTCTTTAATAGAGTATGTCTTCTTCTTCGTCTCTTTCTCTTTCATACTTTACAGGATCTAGAGCTTTAACGTTTCTGAATGCTTCAATACGTTCTCTGCAACTTCCACAACGACCACATGCAAGTGGTTGATCTTTGTAACAGGTTCTTGTCAACTCATAAGGTACAGGAGGTGATAATTCATAACCCTGCTCCAAAATAGAGGTTTTGTTATGTCTAGCAAAAGGAGCTATAACTTGAACCTTGTGGTCAGAAGAGAGATAGATAGCACAATCTAGTGCTTTAATAAACTCAGGCCGACAGTCTGGATAGATATGATGATCTCCACTATGAATTCCGAGGCCTACAGCTTCTGCTCCGATTGATTCCGCCAGACCCGCCATAATAGCAGTGAAAATCATGTTGCGTCCAGGCACGACAGTTAGTTTCATGTTCTCATCGTTGTAGTGTCCTTCTGGTATATCTCCTCCTGATTTCAGAAGATTAGATACAGATCTCTTGAAGATCTCTTCAATATCAAAAGTGTATAGAGATACAGGAAGTTCTTTTCCTTTGTAGTAGTCAATAATACTCAAAACAGCTGCTCTTTCATAACTGTTGTGCTTTGAACCGTAGAAGAAGTAACAGCAATGAACTTCATATCCTTGATTGAAAAGATAACCTAAGAGAGTGGTAGAATCCATTCCTCCAGATAATCCTATTACAATTTTTCTCATTCTCAGTTATTCTTTTTGAAAACTTAGAATTCCTTTTTCATTCTGTACAATGAGTTTCTTAAACTTATTGTACTTCGGATTTCTTCCATCTGAAAGCATAGTATCTATAGTGCTCTCTTTAACATCACTAAACTTCTCCGCTGCCACTCGAATGAGTTCTCTTCTTGTGTACACTCCTTTTGCGATAAGGGGCGTAAGAAAAGCGATTCTGTCTGCTGGTGTACTTACTTGAATCTTTTCTTCTTGTTTAGGTTGTTTAGGAGAAAAAGATGGTTTTAAAAAATCTGGTTTCTCTTCCTTTTCCTTCTCAGTTTTTTTGCTGTAATCTTCTGTAGGTTTAAACTTTTCAGTAGATACTTTCTCATCTTGTATGATGTTTAACCCTTTTAGGACTTCAATCTCTTTTGAAGTTAAGTTTTTCTTGATATCCACTGCATACTTCTTAGCAAGATTTCTGAGTACTTCCATTGTAGATTCTTCTATTAGGCCGTCATCAGATAAACGAAATAAAGGAGCTTGTTCAAGTATGATTGCCCTCTCAAGATCTCTTTCACTCTGATCCAGATCTACAGGTGGATCTAGTGCAAGGAAATCATTCAATTCCCTCGCTGCATTTTTTAATTCTTCTCTAGTCATAGTCTTTGAATTTTAATTTTATTAGTTAGTTTACTTTTTATTGTTATGTATTATACAAAATATTTCTAAACTCCTACTTTCTTTCCCCAGAGAGATATGTGTTCTCGAGGAGAATATCTCACTGAGTTTTTAATAGCCAACTCCACAACAAATTTTTTGTTTGAATCTAGTTTCTCTCTCGAGTCTCCTTCAGGCATCAATATGACTTGTTCTCTTTTAATCAATTCTGGTATAAGAAACATTTCTTTAATTTCCTCCCAGTCTTCTATCGATGATATAACAAATTTAAACCAAGAATTATTGAATAAAGCCATTGTTTTGATCACAGTAGGTTTGTATCTTGCTTTCTCATAAACACCACTATTGGAAAGTTTTGGTGAGTTATTCCATTGTGATACACAATCTACAAGATTAGAATCTGGTAGTATAACACATTCGTTTTCTATTTCTATGTAAGGTTTAAAGTGTTGTTCTGAAGTGATTCTATTGAGTTCTTTGATAAAGAGAGTCACTTGTTCTTTTTGCAATAAAGGACTTCCTCCTGTTATGACCAAGTGTTGCCCTTCTTTGAACTTACGAAACAAATCAGCTTCTCTCATCAAAACAAATAATTCATCAAAAGTGTAAGGATTGCCTGTTCCCCACACTTCTGTAGTATCACAATAACGACAATTTAATGTACATCCTTGGAGGCGAAGAAAAGTTGCAGGACAGCCCATAGTAGTTCCTTCTCCTTGTATAGTATCACAGTAGAACTCTGATACCCTCAGAAAGTTTTTATTCTCTACTGTTCTTTTCTCTGAAGGAAATGCCTTGATCAATTGCGTTGCCATACTTCATATTTTATGAGATATCAAAATCAGGTTCGTATCTAGCAGATGTTCGAGGTGTTTCTTGTACTTCTACTGCTGTGACGTTAGAAAACATTTTTCGGAATTCCGTAAAGAAGTACTTTGCTAAGTTCTCAGCCGTAGGATTGAAAGATACTACATCATTTAGATGAACATGATCTACTTTCTCATCTAGAAAAGTTTTAATTCTTTCCAACTCTCGATAGTCTGTTACAAATCCTGTTTTATCTAAACTACTTGACCTGAGTTCTACTACTACTATGTAGTTGTGTCCGTGTACTCTTCCGCAAGGGTGTCCCTCAGGAAGTTCTTTCAATGTGTGTGAAGCACTAAAACTAAATTCTTTTCTTATAGTATACATATTTCTCGTTTATGTAAATATTATACAAATTCTAAATGTTATCACCAATAACTTGCAATAAAAGGTCGTCCTCGTCGTAGATTCATAAGTACCGTTATTTCGCCAGAGTTAGTGAAAAATTCACCTTCACGAATTACAAGATTATTTAATCGCATAATGCCTATGTGTTTTTCACGATCTTTCACATCCTGATTCAATCCCCACATAGCTGTACAGTGTGCATATTTACGCTTGTCTTCTGAGAAATGTTCTCTCCGCAACCGGTCTCGAAGATAAGCTTGTGCATTAGCTTGTGTAGCTGTAACAACAAGAGGTTGATTTTTTTGTTGTGAAAGACGTCGTAATCCTTTCCAGATCTTGTTCTGACGAGGACGTTCCTCTAAATGCTCCTCTGTAGTCAGTAGATCTGCATAATCAATCACTATGACATCAGGTACGAATTGTTCTTGTCGTTCCCAGGTATCCAGTAATGCTTCTATTTGTTTTACCGTTAAAGTATCATTCAAATGTGTTGAGAGTTTAAAATAACGCTTATTCTCAATGAAAAAGTCGGACACTGCACGTTTTGCTTCATCAACTTGCAGAGGAGTATCTATCTTTACTTCTCTTATCCAGGGACAACCCCACGGATTTGTTTCATATTCAGGACAATTTGAACAAGGACAATAATCAGGATTAGCCTGATAAGCTGCTATGAGTTCTTCTTGTGTGATATCATGTCGTAAGTAATCAATCGTTCTATTTTCAAAAACACCAAAAGCACATTCTCTTTCCGGACGTTCACAATCATCCAGTTGGTTATAAACACAATCTCTTACAGGCTCCCAGATCGTACCACAGTAATGTTTAAGATTGGATTTTTGAGTTAGATAAATACATATACGTTTCAATAGTTGACGCTCAGTTAAATCACCAGCTTGGAAGAACACAACTTTTCTCTTTTGACGACTGGCACGAATAGCCATGTCGAGAAGAAAATAAGTTTTGCCTCGTTTTTCTATGCCCATGAATGCTACAAAACTACCTGCAGTGAGTTGATCATTCCAAAATTCTCCTAATTGTCGTGGGTAACGTATGAGACATTCTTCAGCATCCGCAAAAGCTCGTTCAACATGTTCCAATGCTTCTTCAGTATTCAGATTTAAACTATCATTAGTACCAACTGGTAATGATCGATATTCGGTAGCTATACGCTCTGCAGAAATAATACGTTGATGTAAATCTCCTTTGCCTAATTCAATTGTATTACGTATTGTATCACTGAATAATAACAGATTTCGTTGGGTAAAATAATCAATAGTTTGTTTTAACAGGTAATCAACATTGAATCCTTCTTTGACATATTCTTGTGACAGAAGAGGAAGTATATCTTGTTCAATTTCTTCTGCTACATCTCGTGACAAACGAGTATCCTTAATTTTTTGATAATAGATGTTAGTAATATTATTTGCAGGAGCTTCTTTGTAAACATCAAAATATTCCCAACACCAGCTTGCCAGAAGACGAGCTGTTGAAGATTCAAGAAACTGAGGATTCCATACTCGTTGTAATCCTTGCAAGTATTCTTTTGAAGTGATAAGCCCTATTACAATCTGTCGTTCATCCATACAAGAGTAATTATACAAAGTTGAAGGAAATGTTATATCTCATCATAAGGTGTTTTGTGTATGATTCGAGCCATCCGGTAGATTCGTGCAGGTATGCGACTATCCTTAAGATTATGAGTTAACTCTTCCAGTGAAAGATTAGAAGTAAAGATAGTCTTTTTGAGAAATTCATAACGACGATTGATAATCAAGTAAAGTATTTGCAATACCCAATCTGAGGGTTTAACGGTTCCAAAATCATCTAATACCAGTAGATGAACATTGCTATAGTAATCAATCAGTCGTTGTTCCGTTTTACTCTCTTCATTACTATCATCATCGTCATCATTATTATTCCTATGCTCAATTATATTTCGTATTTCAAATATCAAATCAGATGTGTTAGTAAAAATACAATGATCATACTTTTCATTTTTTAGTAGGCTATTAAGGTAACATCTCTTTTGTTCTTCTAGTAACATAAATGCAGCTAATACTGTTTTACCTGTATTAGTCTCCCCAAAAATATAAGTACTTTCAATACTGGATGGCATATCTTTAGGAAGTGATATAGTGTTTAAATCTCGTTGCAAGCGTGGAGTAAAAGTAGCTGCAATGAATTGTCTTCGTAATTTTTCCTCCCATACCTTTTCACTTCTCATAATTCTATTTTTAAGCTAAGCTATATAGATTACATTTCAGCATCGATGCGATCAAACTTTGCATTAGGATCAATATAACCAATAGTAACAGCACTATGATTGAGATGATGATTATCATTTGTTCTTTCACGTTCCATAGCAGCTTCAAGTTTTAAGAATTTATCTCTTA